AGGTATCATTTTAGGAAGCATTGTACCTAGACGTATCCCGCCGGCTAAACCTAATCCTTCTAGTAGTTTATCTTTTATATTAGAAACAACTCCACTTTTACTCTCTTCGACAACACTAGTTATTAAACCACTTTTCTTTAACCTTTTTGCTAACCATTTAGTAGCAACACCCGCAGCCGTCTTAGTTAACACTACATGCTCGCTAAGCGGAATATTTGTAATACCTGCCAGTGTTCTCTCGTTAAAAAGATTATTATTAACCTGACCGCTTACAACACTAACTATAGATTTTTTATCAGTAGCGTCACTTTTTCTAACATTTAGAAAGCTAAATTCTTTATTCTCTTTACTATCTCTAGAAGTTAAAACACCTTGTTTTTTATCTCTTTCATTAAATATACTACTTCTGTTAAAAGTTAAAATATTCTGTTCCTCAATCTTTTTACTAAATGCGTCTCCTATAACTCTAAACGGGTCATTTATAAAATCTTTAATAGATCTAAATGAGTTTACAATCCTACCCACAACTTTTACTACGCTCTGAGTAACAGAGCTAACTGTAAGCGTGTTTGTCTTCTCAAGCGCACTCTCCATGCTCTTGACTAATTTAGTCGGTAGCGCTACAGCGTAGCTTAGGTTTTGCTCAACTATGCTTTGAAACTTAAGGCTTTGCCTAAATAAAGCGTCGCTTTCTCTCACCGCGGTGTTAATTCTAGCCACTATGCTGTCTATCTTTTCTATGATTAAATCATAGGAGGATACTAACACGCCGCTACTCTCGGTCAAGTCTTTAGTCTTACTGAGTAAGCTTAAGCACAGAGACACTATGCTTTGAGTAGCGTCCTCTAGCTGCATGATGCCTCCGTTTAGAGACTCAAAGACGCTCTTTACTTCGGAGGCTAGAGCTCTAGAGCGTTCCTCGGTTAAGCTTGGTCTCTCTACTCTAATGCTTTGGGATATTAAGTCTAAGAGTACTTCGTTACTTTCAGGCATAACTAACCACCCTACGCTCGAGTTTAAACTAACACTACTGTTAGGAGTATTACCCACTGCTAGTAGTCAAGTTAACAGCTTGGAATTAATTTTAGTTTGCTAGACATGAAAAGTGGAATGGGAAAAGGTTAAAACATTCCCATTCCACGCATACTCGCCTCAGAGCTAGCCTTTAGCTTTTCTTGAATTATCCTCTGAATCTCCTCTAGCCAAAATCTTCTTACTTTGAAGGTCATCATGTTAACATCATAGTAGGTTAAGTCTCCGTAGTATACTAGCTGGACTAACTCCCTCTCAATGTCAAGCTCTGGGTCCCGGTATACGGATAGAAAGTCAACAACCAACTGCGGGTCTTCAACTGCTCGGGCGAAAAAAGTCAAATGAGAGTACCGCCGCCTGCTCGAAGTAATCCTCGCACACGGGGCACTTAACGGCACTACTCTTTACGTACCCGTGGTCGTACTTAGCCATCTCCTCCCTCAGGGCTAGAATGTCGATAGCTGGAAGCTTTGGCCAGACCATGTTAAGCATCGTTCCGAAGTCCTCGTCCTGCGTCAGCACCGTTTTGTCTTCGTTGGGTAGAGTCATCTCAACCACGCAGCGCGCTAGCTTGTAGATGTCCGGGCTTATGGAGGACCCGTACCTTAGCGTTTCTGAGTGTGACTTCTCAGTCGCTTCTATCAAGTCCTTCAGCCTAGTCAGCCTGAATTTAACCTCAATTTGACTCTTAGGTAACACTAGAGACATCGGCTCTACACAATCGGGTAAGTAAGTAACCTCATACTTAGCAAGGTCAACCAACGGCTTTACCCGAGCCCCACAGTTCGGGCAGTCAGTCTCCGTCTTGTACGTTGACCCGTAGCTCAACCCCCGGATCCAGTAGAGGAGGTAGAAAAAGTCCCCGATTGTAAACTCCTCGACGGGAAACTTCTCCTCTAAAACGTTCTGAACTAAGCGCTTTAGTATGTTGTAGAAGTTTCCCTTGCTAAACTTGTCGATTAACTTTTCCTCCGACGTTAGCCACGGCCTTACGTGAACCTTACCGTTCTTAATCTCCCTACTGTTGTACAGAACACCCCTTGACGGTAACTCAATCTCCTCTGAACCCTGGTTTAGAAAACTCAAGTCCAGTTCTTTCTTAGGCACTCGCGTCATCCTCCTTAATTAGAAATACACTAACATCACTCAGCAGCATTAGTAGTAAGCCCTCAATGTCTAGATCGTACAACTCGCTAAACACAACGGTTTGAACTCCCGCGGCTACCAAAGCCTTCGCACAGTGTACGCAGGGTGATATAGTAGTGTACACTGCGCTGTCTTTCGTAGAAATCCCTTCCCTCGCTGCGATGGCTAGCATGTTGATCTCAGCGTGGAGCTCGTTTAACTCAGACCACTTGTGGTGGTCCTCCCTGTCAAAGTTACTAGGGTCGAAAACCTCGTCGCAGTTTACACAGCCAGGTGGTGTTCCGTTGATACCGGTAGAAATTATTCTATTATTTTTTACTAAAACAGCGCCTACCTTGTGTGAAACACAGTGGCTGTTGTTTCCCATAATTCTGGCAATTTCCAAAAAGGTAGTATACCATTTTAACTCCTTATCTGTAAAATTATTATAGTTAACTAACTTAACGTCTCGAATATTATAACCAGCGGTGTTTACTACAAACGGCTCGACCTTAAAAACTTTGTACATCTTTTCCTAGAATCCCCCTCGCGGTGCGCGTGTCTGGAATCACGATACTACTCTCCTGCTCTTTAAAAGCTTTTACAATGTCGTCGTTTGTTACTGGACCTACAGCGTCAAAGTTGTTCAAGTTAATCAAATAAACATTAGAGTTTGGCGTTAAACTTTTATCCTCAACTTTGTTTGAAATGATAAAGAACCCAGGAGCCAAACCGTAGTTCATCGATCCATCCTGCAGCAGCATCTTGTGCACGGTGTACACTTTGCTAGACTTAACAACGTTATTCTTGTGATCGTACTCCTCAACCATTACCAAGTGCTCGCAGCGCATCGAAGTTTCGTCTTTAACTAAAAAAATTAAGTCCCCGGGCTTAATATTCACCGCTACACCAGCTCCTTTCTGCTTAAATTTGTATATAAAAAACTAGTTTGTTTCTAACGGTTCGATGACAAAGACTAAGTCTCTCTCGCTGGTTACAACGTCGACTATCCTTGTCCACTCGCCTGTAGCTACTTTGGTTTTAGACCCAACCTTAGCCTTGTTAAACTTCATGACGTCAGGGTACTTCCTCACGATGTCTTTGTATCCGTCACCCTGTTTTAGTCTAAACACTACAGTGTCAGTTTCAAAGAACAGCGGGTCCTCGGTAAACGTTTTGTTAACACTCTTTTCCCTTTTTAACCGCCACTTTTCTACCGCTACCTTGACTTTACCAGCACTTGCCTTTTTCTTTTTAGCCTCGCTAGCCTTTAAGATCTCGTCAATACCACTCTTCTTAGCCACGTGTTAACCTCCCTCTTAGTACACTTGCCACACATTACTATTATACCACAGCCAAGTCATTTTGTACATCTGAAACTTTTAATCATTTTCTACTTTATCATAATAACAAAAATCATAATAGTCTTTATTTTTCAATAAATGATGGCGTAAATTATTCTTTACAGTAAAAGACTTACCACAAAAATCGCAGCGGTATAATTCTTTATTCTTCATGGTCAACACCTAAGTAAGATTTCTTAAACTCGTCGATTTGCTGCTTAGTGTAGTATCTTCTGTTTGTACTTGTGCGAAAGGCTTTTAGTTTTCCAATATTATCCCATTGTTGTAAAGTACTTACAGATACGCCTAGTATAGCCGAAGCTTCTTTAGGTTTTAGTATCTGCACGACAACCACTCTCCTTAACTACATTTAATGTATATAGTTAAGTTATATTTTTAATTTCTTTTTTTTGCTTTACAATATTAGATACAGAAGGAGAAGACCATTCTCGTACTAAAGCACGGCTAAAGTCAACATACATCCGCCAAGAGAGACCCGCTTCGCCGTCACGATTCTTAAACACGTAAATAAGAGAATTATTTTGCGAATTATCAAGTTGAGTCGCGTTGATCGTCACTCCGCAGTCAACTATCCTTGCTATCCCGTAAGACTCGGCTATGTTGCCCTCAGTCAGTATCTTCCCCGACTCCAACCTCTCCAGCGCGTCTCTGTTCAGCTGTGTCGCCGTAACTATGGGTACCTTAAACTCAATTCCTAGATTTCTAACCTGGTTGTAGATAGCGTCTAACTCAAACCTCCTGTCACTGTAGTGGTGTGTAGACCGCATGATGTCAGCATAGTCGATTATAACGATGTCCGGAACAAAGTCCCTAACCATCTCGAGCCTCTTTATAAACGTAGCGATGTCGGTAGCAGTTACCGTGTCCGACGGGTACCGCTTGATAATTAGTCTCCCTAAGTGGTTGCTTAGTATCTCCTTAAGCCTCTCCACGGCTTTCTTAGAGTTTAGCTCATCCTTAGTCAACCCTAGTAGCCTCATGTCATACCGCTGGGCCGTAATCTCTTGAGACATCTCCAGTGAGATGTGTAGCACGTTCTTCTTCTGTAGCAGGACGTTGGCCCCAACGTTGATAAGGTACATTGACTTCCCGCTGTGGGCGGGTCCCGTAAACGTGAACACCTCTCCGATACCGAACCCGCCGAATACTTGGTCAAACTTCTCCCAGCCGGTGGA